CATGGGAGCAAACAATTGATCGTAGATGACTTGTTCAACTTCCAAGACATCATGAGTTGGAAAATCGACTAAAGGAACTCCATGTTTTTTGACACCGTGATACAAAGGAGTTTGCGGATATTTCCAGCGTTCGTCTCCGGCATCTAAGATTGCTGGTTCGGTCGTACTTGTAAAACCATGATTGTTCCGGAGAGGTGTCGCCTCTATCTTTGTTTTCTTTTGCATAAAGGGACGTTCTTTTTGTGCAACTGCACCATGATAGCTCAAATAAACATCATCATCGTACACTATAGTAGGAGCAACATCCTCGAATTCGCAATATTCTGTTTCTTCCATTTGAGCGATGGGACTACTAATCATCTCCTCCAGTAGTTCTTGAGTTACAATAACACCAAACCCTGGTCCATTTGGAATTCCACAAGTATGAATACTTTGGATGGGCCGCAATGGATGACTAATGAGCAACATAGCTCCACACGCTCCACTTTCCGAGAAGTTGTAAGGAATAACATGACGCGTCATTATGGTCTCGTCCTTATACATGGTACGAATGCACGCTTGTGGTCGGTCCGTATCAACTCGCACCACTTCGCGATCGTATTCACCACTCAAGTTTGGTACAATAAGAACTCCCTGCGATGGCTTTGCTTGATTCATATCGCGATTAGTTGCAAACAGATTGCGTATGTCTTTAAACTTATCAAAACTAGCAGGTAGATGGAAAACGGCCAAATCAGTGTCAGTGGCCTTCGAAAAGTCGCTCTCAGAGAAAGTGTAGGTGTGTCGGGTGTGGTTGTTCTCACCAGCACGCGCCCAAATTCGCTCAATTGTAATAGGAATATTATTGGCAGCCGCCTTTCTCATCTCCCAATAGTAGTGTAAAGGAAGCAAAGCATTGCGACCACAAACACCAACCGCTCCCAGAGATCGCACACCTTCAGTTGTGCGGACCCTAATGAGAATCTGGTTTCGGAAAATCTTCGCAGCAGTTTCTTTCATCAACGTTGTTGTTTCACTTTGTGTGTTTGCCCACACACTTTCCGTGTATTTTTGGCGTTGTCCCTTTACAAAAGTTCGTTGAGTAGTACGTGGATAGTAACTTTTCTCAGACGAACCGGAGAATGAGCTACCATATTGATACTCGGATGGCTCAGTTTCTGGTGAAATGAATGCAGCAGTAAGTTTGATCAAGACTCCCAGAACAGCAATAACCCCGCCAAAAATTTTAATAAGAGTGCCATATTTCGACCATTTTTCTGTTAACCACGTCCACCACGATTTTGGAATGGTGACATCATCAGTGCGGGCCCAGTCGGGTAGAGCAAAGTACGGAATTTGCTTTCGAATATCATCTCTATTTTCCGGATAATTCATGTAATCAGTTAATAAGGCCCGGATATCAGCTTTACGGTTTTGCACATATGTCTCACAAAAATCCTTAAGCGTTTGCTCAGAATTCATTGGGCATTCATCTCCACAGGGGTTGAGGGGAACATTGATAAAACACGCTCTTCCACTTGTTCCTGCCAAAGGAACTTTGAAGGAATCATATTCCCCAGGAACATAGATCGCACTCGCAATATTTTCTATCAAATGACAATGTCGGCAAGGGATCTTCTCATCAATGAACACTCCAAGCATAGCTTCTATAGCATCATTTTGAACAGCAGGTTCAACTTCAACCAAATTCCTCTTAACATTTCGAGGAGGAATATCCTCACTCTGAAACAATATGTCAGGATCGGGCAGGTCTGATTCCTGAGTTCGAACCAAATTCACTTTACTATGTGGACCCTCACGACGCAAGTAATAATCGTCAGCTTGATCTCTTGCATCTGAAGACATGTACCCCACAAAGGCAGTTAAAGCTGTTGTGAAGATCCAAACATACCTGTAGAAACGGAAAAATGGACCGATATACGGAACTAAAGTTAACAACTTCATTCCATAGTTTTGAATGAACAAAGCCACAGCGAAGAGAACCAACCAACGTAAGGAATTTGCCACTCGAGCGTGTTGCTTATTACACAGCGGACACTTATGCTCATCAATGTAACAGGCTTCACACACATACCGGTTCGTTTCTTGGCACTTAAATGCACAACCAAAGTACTTCTTGCACCGCTCACAATTATGAACTGTCCCAATTAGGTACTGAACGAGGGCTCCCATACTCATTGGTCCTGCCATCATTACCTGGAAAACGAGTAATTTAAACTCTTCCCAAGTCCTAGGCGGATTTTCAAACAATTCGCGTAATGATGGGGCCTTGATATAGGTGGTTGTATCCGTAGACTCTCCGAGTTCCACTTTTTGTTCATCCATTTGAACTTGCGCAAAGGGGTTTTCGGGCCGCGTGTTCTGATATTCCTCCACAATAGTTGTAAATGACTTTTCAGCAATACGAATCGTCTCAGCAGCTTGACGCTGCAAATCCTCGATCAACACGTGTCCCTGTCCACTCTCAATAACGTCATTTATCTGTTTCTCTGAAAATAACTGGTAAGGATCTTGGAAATTCAATTTCTCGACGGGTGCACCATTAATTTGCTCATATAATTCTTTAAGCTGTTTGCATTGCTTCGCACTCTCCTTTCGGTAGTGGTTAGCAAACAATTTGCCGCAGTACTCCTTGAACTCGTGATAAGTAAGCACTTTTTGGAAAAATCCGCGTTTGTTGGGAGATTGATACATTCGCACTTGTAGATGATCAAAATTGGCGATTACATTCGCATCGATATCGTCAATGTCAACTTTCTCATACTGAGGCTTTTTCTCCATTCGAAAAACAAATCCTCGACGGCGGAGATAAGCATCCTTATCGTGACACTTCTGAACAAGGTGATTGGCATACGCATCGTTGGTCAAAAGAATAACACCTAACGGGTTTGCATAGATGCGTTTATCTTCCAAATGAGCCATTGGAGGAGTATATGGAGCATCGGTACACAAATTGAAAAGAACATCAGTTTCAGCTTTAAGAGACTCTGGATCTGTTCTTTGGCCATAATCATCCATTAGAATGAAATGTTGATTATCATAATTGTTCCAATGAGCACTTCCTGATTGGTACGTGTAACTCAACCCGGCAGCTGAAGGCTTGACTCCAACTGTTTGGTGCAAATGACTCAGGAGATCGTGGACTGCATACGACTTGCCTATTTTACTTGGCCCTTCTATAGTGAACATAAAAGGTACCAACTTAATTGGGCAAGCACTTAGATCCATTCTATGCTCTTCAGTTTTCTTCACAACTCCGGCAATGAACTTACTGAGCTCAACCAAAGCAGGATTTCCTTTTGCATGGATCAAAGCACGTTGAATCTGCAAAGCGGTTAGTGTCATTATGAAATAACGGTGGCGACCACGGGGTGTTTTCCGCACATCCCTCATGGCATCGGAAGTTAGCAACTGGGCTTCTGCAACAAATTTGCGCAGAAAATCACTATTTTCTGTAATTAACCTGAGAGCAGCTACCTCCGGGTCGACAATTCCAAGTGCTTCTTTGATCGCTTCCATTAGTATGACGTAGATACGCTGGACGTATGTCAAAACTCCGTTCAAATATGTGAAAGTGGGGGCCGATGTGAGTTTTATACCCAACCCATGCGCACTACTCTCATATTTATTCGCATCCAATTGAACATTAAACAACACGCCAACAATCCCAATTAACACCCCAACAATAGTAGGCGTAGGATCAGTGGCAGCTTGAGTTTGTGCAACACGAGCCGCCTGGTGCGTTATGATATAGTTAATTTGCGTTATCCAGTGTTGGATCTTTGATAGTGGTATATGCGAGAGAGCGAAATCCTTTAAGAAATTGATTAGTGTAGTTGCTAATGGCAAATAACTCTTAGAGTAAAAGGACAAAACGACACTATTTAGCAAGTCAGTTGACATTCGCGTTGCATCAACAAGACCGTCAAACATGCTTTCTAAGCGTGCCTTACACAAATCGACAACTTCCTGAATACTGTCACCAATTGGGTTAATTTGGTCGCGAATGGAGGCTAGAGTTTCACTCGTATCATGCATCAATGCATCAGCATTATCAAGAGAACTCTCAGCCCGTTTCTTCATCGAGTGAATAGCAGTTGACGTAGCTAGCCCTGAAATAAAAGGACCAACGACAGGAATAGCACCCGCAGCCGCAATAGCGGCACTAGCAGGGGTAACTCTCCCAAAAGTTTCGCTGATATTGGAACGCAAGTTCGCAACATCAAAGTCCCTAAAATCCTCCATCTGGGTAACAGCGTGTTCGTCAGTGTAAGACATATCACCCTCACCCCACTGAACGGCTGGTACACCGTAAAAATTTGCCACCTGGAAGTCGTCACCGGCTGACCACCACACGTCAACGAAACAAGCTTTCTGGCTACTAATCACAATGTGACCAGCATTCAGGTCGCCCTTATCTCGCCACGTGTAGTTTTCTGCCGGATTGTTCTCAAACATCAAAGTCCAATTGTTAGTTGTGTCGTATGGAACTTCAATCGTAGCTGTTGGATTAACGCGAGGGACAATGACTTCCGTGGTTAAACCACTAGCATAAATCGGTCGGAATTTAGCATGAGTGTAATTTCCTATTTGTTGGTTCCCAACAATTCGCGTTCCCGTATGTGGCACGTGCGTAATGTAGATTGGACAATCCTCATCAAGCGCTCGGGCGAAAATGGTGTATCTACTTGATCCCCGCCAAAACCTAAACATGTTTGCGATCGCTGCGGTTGGAGTTTGACCTACAAGCTCCGAGAAAATTGTGTTATTATCAGCCACATGAGCCATCATTCTACTTGGTGGCATAATCGGGATAAACAAGCCCATTGTTTTATCATCCTCGAGACTATCAACTTGTTGGTTCAAAATGATTAGAGTTGGGCGGCGAAGAATATCCTTAATGTTTGTCTGCTCATCCCGAGTTTGTACTTCAAGATTACTCAAACCTAGATTGAAGTCCGCAGTTGGATCTAAATCCTCTTTACGTCCATCATCCATTTGAGTTCGAGCTACTGTAGCAGCAACATAGTCACGAGGAAAACTATTCATTGGTTTGCTTTCAGTGAATAATCGATTGTTGATATACATCGAACACTGCTTTAAACTATGGACGCGAAACTGCGAGGAGGCCCTCAGAAAAACTTGGACATCGATAATCTGAGAAACAGTATCTGGGGGTCGCAATGGGTTCACAACTCGGATAACCACCTGAGTGTATGGGTTTGGTCGAACATTCATTGATTCTCGTTTGCTATCATTACTACTTTCCACTTCTAACATCTGGGGGTTGTACGTCAGGGAAGTAGAACGTCTCCAAATAGTGTCATAGATGTACGGGATTGTAACATGTAGCGATTTTTGATCGCCCAAGTGAAAGGTTTGAGTATAAGTACTACAAGCTTCTTCCAAGTTTGGGTTAGTAATATCCGTCTGTCGCCCAAATTCCACACAAACCATAATAGCACCAGTATGGAAAGCATTTGAAACAAAGTCCAATCGCATTTCCATTGTTCCACACCAAAAGTTGTACATTGAACAAACGTATTCCACAGGGGTGGG